TCTTATCGGTTCAATACCGAGACAGGACGCAATCTCAAGAGCCGTGACTATACCGAGATTTACAGCGGTGACGGTAGTAATGAATTGATGCTCACGAACCATCCGATTAGTTCTACCACGATTACCATAACGATAAATGCTAATCGAGATTTCAGTGATACCGACGATCAGGTAACGAGTACCGATGTAATGCTTTCAACTGATATGGGATTAGTGCAACTCGACGGTGATTCGTTTGATAGCGGCACTAAGAATATACAAGTTGAGTATTCGGCGGGTTACACGACTGACGCGTCTTTTGATTTGACTCACGCGGCTAAAGAGCAGCTCAAATTAATGTGGAACCGCGAGAATGACCGGGATACTATCGGTGTGAGAACTGAGGCGTTTGAGGGCATGAGTCGTACTTTCGAGCAAGATATTCCGTGGAGCGTTCGCCAGGTATTGAATATATATCGTGATAGGCAAAGTAGATAATGACAACGCTTGTATGTGGTCCTGTTGGTTCGGGTAAAACTACATATGTAAAAGAGCATATGAAGCGCGGTGACGTTGTACTCGATCTTGATTATATATGGCAATCGTTTACGCTTTTACCGATGTACGATAAGCCGGAGGAACTGCTTGATTTGATGTTACTGATTAAAGGGTTTGTTGTAACTCAATTTGTCAATGATAAGTTTTCCGGTAAGGAATCTGGTATTGACTTATGGGTTATTGAATGTGCGCCACAAAAAAATCAACGGCGTAAATACGAAAGCCTGCTTGACGCGGAGGTTGTTTTACTTAGCGTTCCGGCAGATGAATGTAAGCGAAGGATAAGGAAGCAGGGGCGAGAGGGTTTGTATATGTGGGATGGCTTGATAGATACATGGTGGATTGAATGTCAGTAACAGCTATAACGCTTGACCAATTACAACAGCGAATAGATAACGTCGGAAAGAAGACTCCGCAGGTAGTTAAGAAGGCTGCGGCTAAGGGCGTTAATGTTTTATCGAAAGAGATGAGGCGTAGATACAAGATGTCAGGTCTCAAAAAGCGAAGCGGTATGCTGTACGATTCTATTGGGCCTATCATGAATAAGCGTAATGGGTTTCGGGTAACGTTTGCGGCAGGTGTTGGAATGTCGGGTGGTCACTCTCAGGTATACAAGGGTGCGACCCATGAGAAGGGCGGTGTCATTTCAAATGCTGGCTGGCATAAGAATACGACTATCACTATTCCCGCGAGGCCGTTTGTTGAGCCGACACGTAAAGCGAAGTTAGGCGAGGTTAGGGATTTGATAGGGAGTATGCTTGAGGAGGCTATAGCTCGTGGCATCTCGTAAAGCAATATATGACGCGGTTGTTACTGCGCTTAATACTTCGACAGGTATTAACTATGTAACTATTGACGTTGCAGAAAATGCGTGGAGTTTCAAGGATAATAAGTTTCCGGCAGTGAGGATGCTTGACGGTGAGGAACAGATTACCAGGCTCGCGTTTCCAGATGACGTTAGCGAAGATATGGAATCCGAACTACCGCTTGAGTTTATGGGCTATGTCAAAAAGAACATAAGCCAAACCGATAGCATAGACCTTTCGAGAAATACGCTGATGGTAGATATAGAAAAGGCCTTGACCGGAAGCACTGCGATAGACGATTTAGTAAAAGACATTACTCCGCAAGAGCGGGGAACAGATAGAGGATATTCGGACGGTATCGGGTGGACTAATGGAGTCTTTCGGGTGCTGTATCATTATAATCACTTAAGGCCATAGGGGGCAACAATGGCGGCGACAGTAGGAAAGGACGGTAAGTTTTTAATAGGCACCACGGGCACGGTAGCCTATATGGATACGTGGGCAATTACCCCTGGAATCGATACGCCGGAAATAACGGCATATGGAGATTCATCGAAAGCGTATGGTAGCTCATTACGTAGTTGGGCCATGACCGCGAGTGGTACGCTTGACAGGTCAGATACCGATCAAGCTGATATGATGGATCAGTTCGAGGATGGAACACTCGCGGATATCGCGTGTAGGTTTTATTTTGCGGCCGCATCATATTGGTCTGGTAGCGTAAGGTTGACCGGGCAAACTATAAATTCACAGGTTGGCGATAAGGTTTCGATTAGTTGGACCGGTAACGGTAACGGCAATCTTTCCGCTACCACATCATAAGGAGATATTAAATGGCGGCAACAATGGGCAAGGACGGGTTTATATCCGTCGACGGTACTACGGGTAAACCGGTATACATTGATACCTGGACACTAAATGCAGAGATAGGTACTGCTGAGGTAACGGCCTACGGCAATACTTCAAAAGCGTACGTGTCAACTCTCAGGGGTTGGTCGGTAACGTGTGGCGGTACGCTTGACAGAAGCGATACAACCGGGCAAGTAGTTATCCTAAATGACTTCGAGAGTACCGCGACAAGTACTACTCTGTCATTATGGTTATATGATTCTACCTCACATTGGCAGGGCGAGGCGTATGTAACGGGCGAAACTATCAATTCAAGTGTAGCAGATAAGGTTACGGTAAGCTGGACTTTTCAGGGCACCGGCAATCTTACATATGTGACTACGTAATAATTAAGGGGGGAGTATGGAATACACGACAGTAAGTAAGGACATAGATTACGTCCCATTTTGGAATGGCAACGATAAGCTTGAAGAGGATGAGCGGACGGTATTTACCTTGCGGTATCTCACTGATGCGCAACGGTCTAAGTGTTTCAAGCTCGGAATAGACAAGAACGGTAATGAAACAGTAGACGCTAATCATGAGCTACTTGTCAAGTACGGAGTTGTTGAGATAAAGAACTTCACGGTTGACGACAACGAAATTACTACGGCCCGGCAGTTTGGGAACTTGAAAGGGTTTACTCATCTGTACATGGAGATTGGGAACCAGATACTTGTAATGCAGGCGAGGCAAGACTCAAAAAATTAAGGATAGCTTTTCACTTGTGGCGTGAAGGATATGATTCGACCTACGTCACAATTCCGGGGCGTGAAGAGTTATCATTTATTATTCCCGGTACTGAGTACGAGATTGCCAAGGGTGCTATAGCGAGTTATTTGACTCCCGATCATAGCGCACAAGTTAATATGTGGCGTGATTGGAAAGTACTCGGCGATCCCTGGGGCGATGGCTGGGCTAATTGGCCCGCGGTATACAAAGATATAATCTCAGCACTTGAACAAGAGAGCAAGGTAAAATAGTGGCGACTAAGCAAGATGTAATTATTAACGTAATCGCAGATACTAAAAAAGCCGTAATGGGCATGGCTAAGTTTGCCGTAGGTATTGGTGCCGCTGTTATGGTTGCCAAAAAACTTGTCAAGGTCGGCGCTGACATGGTTAATGCTTTCGGTGAGCAAGAGAAAGCCGAAACGAAACTTGCCGCTGCTATTCGCGCAACGGGTCGAGAGAATGAAATGTCAACCGAAAGGCTCGGCGAATTAGCATCGTCGTTGCAGAAAGTTACCACGTTCGGTGATGAGGCTACGCTTTCGGCTATGGCCATGACTCAGCAATTGGGTAACTTGTCACAAGAAGGATTAGAAAAAGTAACTCCCGGCATACTCGATTTCGCGGCAGCTATGGACGTAGACCTTAATACTGCGGCATCTCTTATCGGTAAAACTCTCGGCAGTTCCACTAATGCATTGACTCGTTACGGCGTCGAGATTGACATGACGGGAACCGAGACAGAGAAACTTGCATCATTGACTCAGGCATTGAACGACAAGTTCGGTGGTACGGCTGAAGCATTAGCGTCGACTACTGCCGGTGGTATGGTTCAGTTCCAAAATGCTGTTGGTGATTTGAAAGAAGCCGGTGGCGAGATGATAGCTAATTTCTTGGCTCCAACCATATCAAAGCTTACCGATCTCATCACTAAAGCAAACGAGGCGCGTGAGGCAACTAAAGAATTCCGTGACTTGGTTAAAACCGGTGCCGACGAAGAAGCATTGTTGAAATTAGACGAGAAAAGATTTGAGCAGCTTAAAAAAAATATAGCGGGCGGACTCCTCCTTGATGAGTTCATGGCAACAAATGACGATATAATAAAACAAATAATAAAGATTGCAGAATATCAAGGCGCTTCTTTAGGTGTCGTAGCAGACACCGCTATTGAAATGGGGCTAATAACCCAAGAGGCACTTAATCAGGACGAGGCGTATAAACGCTTTATTGGAAGTCAAGCACGAGCGGCTGCATGGGCAAGTACGATTGCCAGGGATACCAAAGACGCAGCAGATGAAGCAAAGAGAAAGGCAGACATTGACGCGTTGAACGTTACCAACTCAAAACTTATAGCGGAATACTCAGCAGATTTTTTCCCACAAGAACCGTTGACAAGAATTGAAGAAACCGCCGAGGCGTTAGCAACCATACAAGAATCAATAAACGCAATGGCATTACTTGGCGGTGACCTTACCGACCTTGGAGCATTACGCGATGCATTAAAAGCACTACTCGGAGAACTGAAACTCGCTGATGAAATGGGCGATCCTGCTGATTTGGTATTCGCTCCATTGATAGGGCTCGGACCTCCAGGACAGATTGACAGAATGAACGGTGTCACAATGGCAATGAAACTTCAGGGCGAGGTATTGGCCGGTGTTGCCGCGGTATTGAAAGACCCTTCATTGCTTGACCTTCCTCGCATACTTCAAGGCAAGGGACCGGTTGACTTTGATTATTACGCTTCTATACTCAAGGGGGACAACCTTGCGACGGGTAAAAAGGCCGTAGAAGAGTTAGCCTTTGCGTGGGAAGGTATGGGAACTGCGGTACTTGACGCTGGTGTAATTGACCTAATAGAAACACTTCCTGTACTTACCGAGGAAGAGCAAAAACTAAAAGACGTAACCGATAAGTTGGGCGACTCACTCAAAGAAGTATTCGGGCGCGAGACTTTAGAAATGCTTGAAGGTTTCGGCGCGGCAATGGTTAGCGGTAGTAGCGGTGCTGAAATGGCGGCGCAAAGTGTTGAAGATTTTGCCAAGGCTATACTTGATAACTTACCTACTCTGTTATTTCAGGCAGGGCTTGCGGCTATGAGTGGCGGACTTCTCGAACTCGGCGCAGGGCTGATTGTTGCGTCCGGTATCGCGGCAGTTGTCAAAGGTGCTGTTAATGCTTCTGAGCCTACGGGTGTTTCGGGTGGCGGCAGTAGTGCCACGGTGAATAATTATAACACGTATGCGCCATCAATAGCAGGTAGTATGATTGTAGAGCGAGATGTCACAAGTAAACTGCTCACAAGTTCTGCCGGAACGAACAGGGGTTATTAGTGATAAACGCTATCGGTGCAGATTGGCAAACTCATTTAGGTAATGTCTCACCGCCTACTGACAGGATATACTCAGACTTTCGACTCTTGGAATATCCAGACCTTGAAACGGGTAGTGCAGTTTATTCTTTAGCACGAGAGGATAATCTTATAGACCGGGGTAATTGCGAGTCAACAACTGCACCGATGATATTTGATGAGACTGTAGCGCCATTAAACAACGCAACATGGGCGCGATCAAGCGACTTTTCACACACTGGCGATTACTCATACAAGTATACAAAGACAAATGCGGCTGGCGGGGCTGGCCCATACGTTGGGATGATAGACGCGTTGGTCGGTGGCGATATGCATGGCATGGTTGCTGGCCAAGTTATAGATTTTTCTTGTTGGGTTTATATCCCGACCGCGAGCGGCATGGGTGCTACAGAAGCCGGTATCATAATCAGGGATATCGACGGTGGCGCGGTACAGAATAACACGGTGCTTGCTTCTTCATCTCTCGATGGATGGCATGAATTAAGCGGGACTCATACGATTAGTGATGACGCGCAAACGTTTTATATATTGGTTACGATAGCGGCGGCGGCGGCAATCAATGAATATTTCTACATCGACGACATCAAGCTAACAACCCACAACATACCCGGCAGTCATTACCTCTCAAGCGGATACACCGAGCACTTGCTTGAGATGCCCGATACCTTCACGATGCAGATTAAGTTCCTGCCTACCTTTGCCCATACAACTGCAAACAACGAGAGTCTATGGGAATGGTATATTGATTCAACTCATTTTCTCAGGATATTCTACGGAGCGGGAAGTGATAAGTTTAATGTTTCATGGAAGGATGGAACCAATCAGCGTAATCTCCAATCAGTGCAATATGATGGCGGGTCTTCTCACAGAAATATAAATCAACATATTACCATGACGGTGGCTTTCGATTCGACGACAGGAGATACTACCGGCTCTGCTCTGTGGATGAATAAAACACAAGATGATGCGGCATGGGATGGGGCTATTGACGCAAAGTCAAGTGAGTTCAACAAGGCGCTACTTCGCCGGACCGCATCGCTAAATAATACCGGCGCTTTTGACATCGCCTATGTACGCTTCTTCTCCGGCCTTGTAGCCACCGACGCACAGGTACAAGCAGACTTCAAAGACGTTAAGAATGAGGAAATATTCTTTAGCTTAGACGGTCACGGTACGGGGCGCTCGCGGTGTAATATCACACGATTTGTCAGTAGCATTACCACGACTAAACAAGTAGAGAATCTATTATCAGGTAGTCAAGGTGCTAACCGTTGCGGTATTAGATTGTTTAATCGTGACGCTGATGGTCAAGGCTATTTCTCTGATGATCAATACGCGGCCTTCGATCCTACTGCTGATATATTCAACGGGACGGTTAATCAGAAATATCTACAGCGTCGATCTAATGTCACTATCGAGAATTGGTATGATGGTGATTTCGATACGGTATTTTTCGGCAAGGTAAATAGTTCGTTATACAAGCGGTCTACTCAAGATCAAACCTATGGCACGGTTGCTATATCTTGTGACGATAATGTAGGGCTGATAGCGCGTACATCGGTTGAGAAAGGGCGGTACTACGAGGATGCTGATTTAGTTGATACCGCCGATGAGTCTGATAGCTTACTGCATATTATCACGCGGCTCGCAACTGAGAGACAGATACCTAACTTCTTATCGAATAGCAGTTTTGAAAATGCAACGATTGCAAATAGTTGGTTAGTTACTGCGGGCGGTACTCTTAATCGTGACGCGGCTGACGGTTTCTTTGGTAGTGCTTCGGGTGAGCTGATACCGGGAGCGGCTACAGAGGACGCCTTCCAGGATGTGACTTTCTCTGGTTCAAAAAAGCTAAACGTTGGGGAGGTGTATAACTTCTCGATATTGGTAAAAAGCACTGTTGCCGCTTCGGGAGCAAACAACTCTATATACTTAATGGAACTTCTTGACGGAACATATAGAGGCGATAGCTCTCAATTGTATACGCTCACCGGTGGAGAAGGATATACAAAAGTAGATATTTCAAGGACTATATCATTTAGCGATAGCAACAGGTTACGCGTGATAGTTCGTGCCGATGCCGGAGACACGATAAACATTGACGGTGCTATGCTAATCCGTGGCGATAGGGCATTAAACTATTTCGTACTGAATAGCAATGATGGTGTAGCGGGTGTATCGAGTGCCGACGATGAAGTTAGTGCTGGATATGATACTTTGGGTTTCGACGTTGAATCCGTAGCTATCACTCATCGGTGGCGTAGGGTAGATGAAAATGTATCACTTTGGCAGTACCTAAAAGACATAGCAGATTCTACTGTTGCATCATACATCGGCCTAAACTCTGCGGGTAGTTTCAGGTTTCGCTCACGGCTTGCTACTGCTTACGGCGATCCTGTTCCGATGGGTACGCTTTCAACTACTCGCGGGATCGGAACCACGATAGACCTACAGCGTAAGAATAAAATAGTTGTGCATGGAGTGAGTATCGTTAAGAACGTAAGCACTACTGTCGTATGGAACGCTACTTCATCTCACGCCTTTCCGCTTACCGATGACGGAACCATTGCCGAGGACGTACTTGCGGCTGGCATATGGCCCGATCCTGATACCTACGGCGAGTCATTTATTGCGCGGTACGGTGATAACGATAAAGTAGAAAGAACTTCCACTATTCTGGATACGCCGATAGATGACACCGGGGCAGAACCTTATGATACATTCGATCCTACATTTTGGGATAAGTTACGGATTTGGTTCGAGAGGTCAACATCAGCTAGCGGACTGTGGGATCAATTGAAGCGTAGCAAAGAATACAAGGATAGCAAACCATGAGCATCTACACAATACCCGTAATACAAGGCCCTAAGTTTACCGGTCTGAAAAATGCGCTTATGAGTAGCAATCAAAAGTTATTGGGCATCCAATCAACAGGCGCATTGCTCACGGTAATGGATACTTCAAGCGCTGGTGTCGAGTCTACCGATTGGACTAAAGAGCTTGACATATCTTCTTACTCATACGGTGCGAAAATAAAGCTAACCAACGCCGGTGCCGCGACTCGCACTATCTCAGAGGTTACGGTACGTGGTGCGCCGGTTATACAGCTTCAAGGTGAAGAAGGTATTATCCACGATAGCCTGAGAGACAACGGCGATATATTCGAGAACGGCGAGCGGCGCATTGATTGGGGTAACGATTCTATTGTCAGTACTACGCAAGCTGAAAAGGTAGCTGATTACTTGTGGAAAGATTACGGCAGTGCTAAACACTTATATGTCTTAGACCTTCCCGGCACGCGATACGATTTAGAGCCTGATGATTGGTATAACCTTGAGATAGGCGGCGCGGGTCAAATTGAATACATAGATTCATCGGTACGAGTAATGTCGGTAGAGACTGAGCGCGGTGCTGATGAGTTGGGGCGCACACGGTTGGTACTGCGTGAAGTTGAAGAGGCGTGGAAAAATGACAGCAGTGCTCTGGCGCGGTTTGTTGCAAGCGGTGATTTTCGCGGCATGCCAGCATCCCAGGCAACTATAACAATAGGCTCTCAATACTTCACCGGTAAGGCCGACGTATATTGTACAGGAACGGCTGATGAAGTTTTAATAAATAAACAAATTACCAGACTTAGTAATGTTTCCGGTGGTGGCACTATAAAGCTAACAGACGGAAAGTTCAATACTGTCTTTCCCATAGCTATGAAATCGAACGTTATACTCTCTGGTTCTGGTGATAAGACAATTATAAATTATACACTTGCCGGTGGTTTTGATTACGGAATAGAAGCGGTCGGGGTTTCCGGGAGTGAATTGGTAAACATAGGCATAAGAGATATGAGGGTTGATAGTGATGGCGGCGCACCGGCCGGGAGTATTCTATTTGATTATGTTGATGATTCTTATGTCCAGAATATTTTATTTACTACTTCTCCTGCTCATATTTATTGCACGAATTGCGATAGGTTAAATATTCTTGATATTCGTAATTCTAAGTCCGGGCTATCTTCTACTCGTTTTATTTATCTTTTTGCGTGCACACTATCAAATATAGCTAACTGCATTTTTGACTGCAATAGTAGGGGGTTGGCGGAAGGTATATATGTGTACGGATCAAGTGTTAATATAGCCAATGTTAATATATCTAATGTATATAACCCAGGGAACAGCGACATTACCGCTATATATGTGGAGGGATCAGACTGCAATTTAGTTAACTGTAACATAGCAGATATACATTCAGATTTTGCCGGTAGATATGGGCGAGGTATTTATGTTACCGGTGATGGTAACTCTATATCTAATTGCTCGGTGACGGATGTTGACTCTGATGACACAGCCGCTAATTCACGCGGGATAGAGATTGTTGGAGATAATAATACACTTGGGGGAATATTCGTTAGCGGGTGTAGCGGTACCGGGATTCTCATCCAGCCAACCGCAGACCGTACTCAAATATCAAGTGGGCGCTCCACTAACAACGGGAACAACTTCACTGACGGCGGAACGAATACCACAGCGGAGGTTGATGATAACTAATGCCATACATCATATCGATACCCGTACTATTAAAATCTGACGGAGAGGTGTGGGATGACCTGAGAGTACCTGCGCAGAATACTAAACTAAGCCCGGCAAAGTCAGAGCCTGCTTTCGAGAGTTTTATAGGCGGCACATTTGTATGGAAGTTTGATAACGCTAATGCAGACGATGAGTCGCTACATTTCTCCGCTCAGATGCCACATGGTTACAAAGAAGGGAGTGATATATATCCTCACGTTCATTGGTGCGGGGATACCACCGGCGCGGGTAATGTTGTATGGACACTTGAATACACTGTAGCCATTATTGACAGTACGTTCCCTGATGCGACAAGCGATGTAATGACATCAACGGCACCGGCAGTATTGCACCAACATCAGCTTGACTATTTCACAACCATATCAGATACCACGCTAACTATCAGCCATATATTTAATTGCGCTCTCACGAGGAACGGTACAGACACCGGTGATACTTATGCGGGTAATGCGTGCTTTCTTGAATTTGACTTCCATTACCTTAGTGATACAATCGGCAGTAAAACCATAGACGATAAATAATGCCAATTGAAAAAACGGAGATTACAAAAGTGCGAATTAAACCAGCAACAGCGAAAGAGATGAGCGGCGAATTATGGGACGTGGTGATCGGTACTAATGGCGAAGGGTTGGTATCGATAACAAGGGAGCAGGGAAAGGACATCGGGGAAATGAAAACTGACGTAGCGCATATCAGGGGAAGCGTTGAGGGGTTCCATAGTGCGGATAGACCGGCGGTGAAAATTATCACGCTGAAAAAACTGCTTGAGGGATTCCTTGGTACGCTTGCTGTTGCGTTGGTACTCGGTGGGTTGATACTTCTACTTACGAATAAGATTACGATGGACGATGTAATTAGGATTTTAGAAGCGAGGGCCGCAGGATGATTGTACAGCAAGACCCTTTCCTTAAGCCGTTGATTCAAAAGTTTGGATGCTACTTTATGTGCATCCTATTCATTGTCAACAGGTATAAGCATCGCGGGTTTGACAGAAAGATTATCAACGATCTATACGATTTCTTTGTAGGCTTAGATTGGATGGAGAAGGATTGCTATGTCAAACACCCCTGCGAGATATTCAACTATCTGGGATTACCGGTAAGTTCGATACGCGTCGAGGGTAGTGATTATATCTGCGATCCTGATGAGGTTGAGATATTGAAGTTTGAGCGAAGCTACGAGAGGAAGGGTGAGACAATTACTTATGGGCATTTCGTCTGCGGTAACGGTTGCGGCGTGGTTACTTATGATCCTTCGGGTGTGAGCAATGCGGTGCGATTGGGATACTTAGAATCTAAACGAGTTTTCACGAGGGGTTAATATGGAAGTATTAAAAGACGCAAGCAAAAAGACATCAAGCAAAAGGGTAATAGCTTTCTCGGGGTTCGTGGTAATGTCATTTATAGCAGGGTATGCCATTGTCAAGGACCCGTCACAAGTTGGGAATATCATATGGCCGTTTGCCGTTATGGTTGGCGCAATGCTTGGCGTGACGGTTTTGGAGAAAAAATGAATGAGAAAGTTAAGCGTGTTCTGTATTTCGCTGCTGGTATTACTATCATTACCCTCGGCATTATTTTGCGAGTGGTGCTTCAACGACGCGGACTATCAAGCCCTATTGGACAACCAGGCGGAGACATCCCAAGTGCTAACCTTGCAGGAGACGCAAATAGCGCAGCAGGAGAAGCAGTTGACAATAGCGCAAAGCTGGCAAGTGATATCAAGCGGAGCAATAGCACAGCTCAACGACTGGTACATCGCGGCTCAGACCTATTGGCGAAAGCAAAACATCGTGACGGGAATAGCGGCGGGTAGTGCTGGCATTGTTGTCGGCTTCATATTCGGCTTACTATTCGGCATGTAGTTACTAATTTCGTTACCTATCGTCAGTTATCGTCAGATATTATACTGATATCGTCGTATCGCAGTAGTGCCAATCCTCGCGGCTCTCACGCGGTTTACCGCTATAGCATACTTTTTACCCTTTAACCTATCTACGTCGATCCTCTATACATAAAATCTCGCAATTCTACCGTTATCACGGCACACCATTCAAACTACTACACAACCGTTACCCCTTCACTAAAAAAACTTTCATTATTTCGCATTTATTTTCTCTCAGCCTATTACAATTGATGCGTATCTGCCGTATACTATTAGTATGATTAAGACAAAGGAAAGCGAAACAACGACATACACCTGGACAACACAAAGCGGCGCGACAGTTACCGCTACCTGCGAATTGATCCTCAGCGAAACTCAGTTTGCCGACGGACAGAATATTGAGACCGCGACTTGCAAACAGCGGTTTAGCATCGCGGTAGAGGGCAAGGGTACAGTAGGATTATTTATCAGCCGCAAACCCCAAGAAATGGGCGGAATCATGTACCCCGCGACATGCGGCAAATTGGTAATTTCGCAAGAGAATCTTGACGCGATAGACGCCATGGTCGAGATAATCGAACTCCATCCTGCATGGGTAGCAAAAATTGCGTCTGAAAAAGCGGCGGCTATCGTATCTGATGAGTACGCCGACCACAGCGCAATGATGACCAAGGCGACGGCGGAATAAATTAACAAGGAGAAAAAACAATGACAAAACAAACTCACACGTGGAAAACATTAAGCGACGCGGAAGTCACGGCCACCTGCGAATTGATACTCACAGAAACCCAATTTGCCGATGGCTACAATCGCTTGCCGTATAGCTTTTCATATTGCTTTATTGTAGGCTTAGTAAGCATAACAATCTCGCCGAGTAGAGACTCATGTTTGCAAACAACGGTTTAGCATCTCCGTAGAGGGCAAGGGCGCGGCGGCTATCGTATCTGATGAGTATGCCGACCACAGCGCAATGATGACCAAGGCGATGGAGGAATAAATGAATTATTACATGACAAGCAAGAGTAACAGCGAGATCGGCTATTGGGCGGGGTGCAAGGCGCATACGTTGACCGGTGCCAAACGAGAGCGCACCCGCATGTACGGCGATGGCTATCTTGACTCCACACTACAGATTGCTACCGGCGATGATGTCACTGAGCAGAGGCAAGTAGTAGCCAGCAAGAGCAATGCGCCTGAAGCGCGATGGAGTTTCGAGGCTGGCTGTCCTGATTCTGTGACGGTCGAGGCGCTCGCAATATGAAAACATCCGCAC